ATTCCACCAGTTGAGTTGATGACGCCGCTCACGCCACCAATGTCTTCAATCGAGGCAGACAAGATATCGTTGGCGGCGTAACCAAAGCCGTCAGAGGTCAGAGTCACAGCGCCAACCGCGCCAGTGCTCAAAGCAGCTACAGCACACTGAAAGCCTGTACTTGAGGCCACCGTGGCAACTGCAACGTTAAAGCCTGCGCCAGTCCCACCAAGGTTTGTGTTGGCTGTTGTCAGGCTGTCAGCAGCCGTGTAGCCAACGCCGCCGTAGGTCAGGGCCACCGCAATCACAAGGCCACCAGAGACGGTGATGGTCGCCCGTGCGCCAGTCCCGGTTCCACCGGTCAAGGTTACATTGGAATAGATTCCATTCGCGTAGCCTGAGCCACCTGTGATACCGCCAAAGGTCAAAACACCACTACCAATGCTTGCAGCGCTGCAAGACAGCACGTCATTAACAGCGTAGTTGTTGCCGCCGTAGGAAACGGTGACGGACACCACGTTGCCACCAGAGACTGTGACTGTTGCTTTTGCGCCCGTACCAACCCCGCCAGTTAGGGATACATTTGGAAATGAGCCGTTTGTGTATGCGCTCCCACCAACGATGTTCTTTACTGTCCTAACACCGGCATCCAAAACTTCAACGTCACCTACAGCGCCAGTGCCAGATCCGCCAACAAAGGTCACGCCTGTGTAGGTTCCTGGCTCATAGAGTGAGCCGCCAGAGATCTGGCTGTAGGTGCCAATGACCCCAGTTAGGCCCCCAATGTTTGCAAGTGCCGCAGAAAGTGTGTCCGTGTCAAGATACCCAACCCCGCGGTCTTGCGCAACAACACCTGTAACAACACCACCAGAGACAGTGACATTTGCAGTGGCGCCTGTTCCAGTGCCGCCTGTCATAGGGACGCTTAGGTAAGAGCCATCAGAGTATAAGACACCGCCTGTAATCGTGCCGTAAGTTGAAACGCCACTACCGATAGACGCCGCAGCAGCAGAAAGCGTGTCTCCTACAAGATAGCCGTTGCCAGTGGTGGTGATGGTGACAGCCGAAACCCCGTTTGACGCCACCGTGATTGTGGCTTTAGCGCCGCTGCCAGTGCCACCCGTTAAAGGGATATTAGTATACACGCCATTTGTATACCCAGCGCCAGGCACAAGAGATCCAAAAGTGGCTATGGCTGAAGCGTAGGCAAAATCAATAATACCAGCGCCAACGCCATTGTTGTTGATGGTCAGCGTCTGAAGGCCATTGTTGTAGCCGTTGAAGATCCGGTTAAAACCGTTTGCAGCTTCAAGGTAGATGCCGCGAGAGATGCCGGAAAGGTCGCAAGTAATTTCACGATAGCCGCCAATTTTGCGGGGGCGTCCACGCTGAAAGCGAGTCCATTCGCCATCAACGTAAACCTCTTTGTCAAACAAGGTCCCATCCCGCTGAATACCGGGCTTGGTATCAAGGGCAAATACTTTCTTGGTCATCAGAATGTCCCGCCAGAGATGCCTGTTGTGAAGTTTCCAGATCCGATGACATCAATTCCAGTTGCCTCAACATCCATAATCAAATTCCCCAGCACAGAGATGCCAAACCTGCCAGCGCCGGGTCGATAGATGCCAGTGTTGACTTCAGAGCCAAAGTTCAGGGAAGGAGAGGCAGCGGAGCCGTTCACCAAACTAAAAGACGTACCACCAGCTTGCGTGGTGTTGGCGTTCAGGATGTTCGTTGCATCACAGACCAACGTAGCCTGACCAGAAGCCGGAACAGTTGCCGTATTTCCTCCTGAAACCCCAGTAGAGATGGTCAGGGTGAAAGCTCCAGCAGCGCACTGGTTGGAGATCACATACAGGTTGATCACTGGTGGAACAATGATGATGACGTTGCCTGTTAGTGTCCCGGTGTAGATCTGAATTGTGTTGGACGCTTCACTGGCCGTCAACGTGTAGGTGCCAGTGACGACGGGTTTGGTCAAGACGCCAAACTCAAACTGGGTGCTCACGCCGTAGCCAACAGTCACATACTGCGTTCCGGTCGAAACAATGAAAGCAGACTCGCCCGGAGCAAACGCCTTGGAAACAGCGCCATCAATGTTTTGGGAGCTGGTTGTTCCTATAGTGACGGTGCCGGTGCCGTTGTTCTTAAACAGCACAAACCAATTGTCACCAGTGGTGCTTGCAAGGGGCAGGGTGGCCGTTGTTGCACCGCCAGCCCAAACCAGTGTCTTTGACCTGTCCGTGGTCAAAAAAGTGTATGCAGCAGTTAGGGAACTGGACGGGTGGCTCTGGTTAAGAGTCGAGCCAGAGGCTACTAAGCCCGCGCCTGCAAGGCTTGCAGCGTCCGCAGCAGATGTTCCAGTGCCAAAGGCGATGTTGCCCCATGTGCCCTGCTCTGTGGCGTTTGTCTTGATGTAGACATACTTGGCCTCGCCAGCAGCAATCGTGATGATGGTGTTTGTGCCTGCGAAGTCCTTGACCGTGAAGCTGTTGGCCCCCACGTTGCGGATCAAGGCGTCGTTGCCCACCGAGGTCTGATTGGCTGGGGGCATGAACAGGGACAGGGCTGCAGAGGACGCTGTAACGTCCATGATCCGGGCGGCGTAGTCATCCGTGGCGTTGCCATTGATCGGCCACTGAAGCTGGGTGTTGGCCGCAAGCGTAACCGAACGGTACGACACGTCCGTTGGCTGGATCACGTTTCCGGTAAAGGGGCTGTTGTAACTCATAATTGATCCTTAGCTATCTATTGCCACGGCCTGACGATCGGCCACGCGAAGTTTGTCTTCTGCAACTAGAATGTCCATCGACTGCTGGTACATGGCCTGCCATAACGGCACGCGCTCATCATTTTTAAGGAACGGCATGGCCTGCAGCAGTGTGCCATACAGCAACGCCTGTGGGGCATAGGTGGTGAACCAATTGGTCTGGTTGGACGAGTCCAGTGGCTGAAGGCGCTCGTAGTAAAGCACCTCAAAGACATAGTTGTCACTAGGAGTTGGGGCAACCATCCAGTGCGTGTAGTCGTAGTCGCAGTAGAACTTAGGCACGCCAGTAGACGCGGGGTTAGGCCAATACTCGCGCAGATACTCGTACTTGCGCAGCAGCACAGGGTAACGCGTACCTGCCACGGTAACGTTTATGGACACCGTCTTGTGCCAGCGGGCCGGCTTGTCAATCACATTGGCGTTGAGCGTCATGGTGCTGGCCTGCACCGTCAAGTTGCCAAGGAATTTAATCTGGGAGGCAATGATTTGCTCAGCCAGCATGATGAACAGCGGAATCTTGTCGAGGGTGGACGCGTCTGTTCGCTCTAGGTAGGACTGGATGTTCTCAACCAGCGAGTCGTAGGTCATTACACTTGCAGTCGTCATCCTAGATGCCTTTCAGGTAATAGCCCAATTATAAATTCAAGACGAGTGTTTGTCACTTTGCAGCAACACCTTTAGTTTTCTCAAACGACCGCATGCCAGCAATACCCAAAATTCCAGAAAGAATCACCCAAAGCTGATCAGCTTCAAGTACAGGAGGAGGTTCTAACCCAGCAGGCACCCAACTTGCTGCCTGCGCCCACTTCCAGCCCCACTGAAACAGCGGGTAGGCCAGAAATTGATAGGCCATGGCCGCAACGCCGATCCATCCGATGGCAGGACGCCAGCCAGACACGAAGATGCTGGAGCTTGCAGCCTCCACCTTGTTGACCTCTATCTGGGCAAGTTCGGTGGCTTGGTCGATGCGCTTTTCTTCAAGGTCAAGCTTGCGCTGCTCAACCTCCATCTCCAACCGCTCTTTGTCGGTGGTGATCAGGTCGTCGGCAACTTTGCCAACCGCTTCAATGATTGATCCAACGCCAAGTAAGTTCATTTCAGACCTTTCAGTGTGCGGTTCAACCATCCCTTGAGGAACTTGACCTGCACCGGGTTTTTGTTGCAAATCTCCACGTACCGGGCGATCTTGGCTAAGGCGTACTGCTCCTTGAACCGCTGGCCGTCAGGTATCAGGTTTAAGCGCTCTACCGTCTTGGCACCGATACCTCCATCAGGGGTTGCGCCCACCACAAGCTGTGCCAGCTTCACAGCCATGCCCATGCCAGCGTTTACACCAAAGTTGAAGATGGTGTTGGCTACGTCTTGATTGTTGATCTCGTTGCCGCGCATCTTGTCCCAAAACTCCACACGGTAGAACTCGCGCACCATGGGCGTTAAAGCACCGCCAAACTCTTTCTTGTCCACCAGCGCCCATCCGGGCCACTGCGGGTTTTTGTTCCGGGCAATGCCCGCATAGGTCATACCCCCGGTGTCGCCGGGAACATCGTGGAGGACGTAGCCGCCCTCGTCAACCATCATGAGTTCAAAAGCAGGTTCAAACTGTGCCATTGCTTTACCCTTTTAATTCAAAACTAAGGTTGGTGTGGCGGGGATACTGCACCACGCGCTCTCCCTCGGGACACTTGTATTTAATGGTCGCCAGCAGAGTTGCCTTACCGCTGGCGATTTTTTCTTTTCTTACCATCGTGAGCTGATAGGTGAAGGTGTCGATCTCCGGCCCTGCAGGTCCGCTAAATTTACTGGCAGTGGTTGTGGCCTCATGCACCATACCCGCTGCATCACGGATGCTCGGCGTAAACCTCTCAACAGAGCAGTCGTCACGCTTCTTGATCCGCGCAACCGTCACGTTGATGGGCTGTCCAGCCTCTGCCACGATCTTAAAATTCTCTGGCGACCATTCAATGATGGCCCGGTCAAACACACCAAATTTGTCGGCCAGCGTGTAACTGCCACCTAGCGCGGCAACGCTTGCGGCAACGGCTCCAATGGCTTTGGTGAGGTCAACCATAAAAACTCCAAATAAAAACTCGGGTACACCATAGGGCCAACCCAATCAGAAGGGCCGCTGCAATCATTGCGACGGCCCAGTCTTTCATGGTCAGAGTCCAAAAAACTTTTTAATAAATTCAGCCGCAACACCGGGGCCGAGCAAGACGGCAGCAATCACCCCGTACAAGAGATATTCAATCTTGGTCATGCGCTTTTCGCCAGCGTCTAAAGATTGGTTGATCTTCTCGTATCGTTGGGCGCAGACGGCTTCATGAACAGACATTCTTGTCTCCATTGATTCCTCCGACATCATTCACCCTCTTTCCCGGTTTCTGGTTCTTGAGGGGTTAATTGAGCATCGGCCTGTGTTTTGATTTTTATCGCAACAGGGTAGGCCCCTGATTTTGTTGGCAGCTCACTGAGGCCAGCAAGGATCAGGTTGATTTCATCAATGGTGAGGTTTTGTAAGACGATCATGAATTTTCCAAATCTTTTATGGTGATTGCGTAATGTTGTTGACGGTAGTCGGTACAACCAAAGGGGCTGGTTGAGTAACCACGATAGGCGCAGGCTGAGTCACAACAGTTGGAGCATGGGTGCTGTCAGTGTTTGTTGTGGTGGTGGTGGTTATATTGGCTGCTGGCGCTTGAATCTTGGAGGCGATACCGACAAACGCTGCGTTGGTGCTGATACCCAGAGCTGTGGCATTGTCGGATTGACGCATGCCCAAGGAGGTCTGTTTGTTGATGGTGTACACCTGACCGAATGTCGGCAGCAACAGGCCAGTCCACTGCAGGGCGTAGTCAGCCCAGCTCTTGGGTGCATTGATCTGCGTGTTCTGCTGGGCGCTGCCCATCTGCAGGCTCATAACCGCCGCAACTTTGGCCGTGGTGTCGCCTTGTCGGGCAATCTCGGCCAGGGCTTGGTAGCGGGCTGTCTGGGCCGATGCTTGGGCTTTGTGGGCCTCGGCATAAGCGGCGTATTCGTGGGCGCAACCTGTTAGGGACAGGGCGCAGAGGATGATGGCAATCAATTTCATGCTGTTTCTCCAGAAGTGCTACGGGCAAACGATTCTTCAGCGCCAGCCGGGATCATGTCTGGCGAAACAATTTCACCGCCCATATGTGCGCTTTCAACCGTGTGCAAGCAAACGCAGACCGTTTCATCCTCTTGCGCAACAAGTTCGTGCCTTAACTCCGCTGCAATCCAAATAAGGTGCGGAGCTTTAAAAACAGTTTCTTTGCCACGGCACCGCACCAAAACAGAACCATGAGCGACAAGAGTTGCGTGATCGAACTGATGCGTATGCCCAATCTCAGTATCTCCCGCTTTTGCAAAGTGCATCATGCGGGCAAAAAGATTGTGGACGCAGCTAATTTTTACAGTAGGTTCTTGCATTTTAAAGCTCCGTTACAGGAATTGATTCCGCAGGATTGATGGAAGCAACAACCCAAGACAGAGTAGCTTCATCCCACTCATAAAACGGCGGGGTGTTTGGTATGGGCATTGGGATTGGCGCTTCCCACAAGTATGAAAAACTGTTCAAAACCCATGATGGGTATTGTTTGGGCGGAGCAAATCCAGCGCCTTCTGGACCGTCAGGAATCCAGAAATAACCTACACCTGCATAGTTCTTGCGGAACGCTTTGGATTGATCGGGGTCGGGCGCATTTGTGTTGGGGGTGTAATAAATACCGCCTCGGGTGTTGTAGCTGGTCTGCACAAAGCTGGCGGGGTCACCCCAGTTTCCAGTGTCAATCTCAGCTTGGTCTATAACCAGCACCCGCTGGACGATGTTGTTCTCGTCAATTTGGGCAAAGTTGCTCATGATACAAATGTCCCAGAAGAAGTAAACGTGTGGTAGGTGTATCCGCCAGCGGAAGTGATGGTCCCCCCCGAACCGCGTGTTGCTCCTGCATAACGGATGATGACAACCCCGGAACCACCAGCGCCACCTGTTGTGCCACTACGAGCACCCCCGCCGCCACCGCCGCCGCCAGTGTTTGCTGTTCCCGGAAGACCAGAGACGTTTGTACCACCACCACTACCACCACCACCAGTACCAGCGGGGGTGTAAGTCACAAGCGCTTTTGCGCCAATGCCGCCGCCGCCAGCGTAGGTTGTGCCGTCTAGCCATGTAGAGCCGTTACCCCCTACCGCTGAAGTGCCAACTGCGCCTGCGCCGCCACCGCCGCCGCCAGATTGGCTACCGGCATTGTCGCCACCGTCATTGCCTTGCCCGGGTGTACCCGCGCCCCCCGCTATAAAAACGCTTGCGCCTCCACCGCCACCACCAGAACCACCAGAAAAAGCTGCCTCATTACCGTTTGCTCCTCTAGCCCCACCCAAAGAAGTTACGCTATTAAAAATTGAGTTTGTTCCTTGAGTAGCAGTTGCCCCCCCAGAACCGATAGTCACGCCAAGCGATGTGGAAGGGGCCACAGAAGCCGATAACGATTGGTAACCGCCAGCACCAGCGCCACCCGCACCCCTGCCCGACGCATAAGTTGACCCGGCCCCACTACCACCACCACCCCCGCCAGCAACAACCAAATACTCAATTGTGTAAGTATTGGATTTCCCGTACAGCGAACTCATGCTCCACGTTGCGCCGCTGGTTGTGCTAACGCCTGCCAAAGTACGGACGTTGGTTTGGTTCATCGTGATGGTTGCGGTCAGGCTCAGGCCAAGTTCTTGCGCAACACTGACCGGGCTTGATGTGCCCCCCATATTGAGAGCGCCGCTTGATGGCATT